GTCATCCGCCGGGGATCAAACACGGTTTCTCTTTGCTCGAAGTCAAAGTGCGAGGTCTGAAATTTGAACCAGACCCCTTGATTTTCGCTCGTTCCGTTGTCATTGAAAATGGTCATAAAACTTTACCTTTCTATCCCGGATATTTAGTCTTTCGCTCCGAGATCGTTGAATGTGGGGCATTTAAACGCGCCGCTTTTTACGATCCGCTTCCGACAAGCTCCATTGCCGCCGAGGAAATGTCGCCGGCAAACGAAATCGTGCCGAAATTGTTTCTGGGCAGCGTGACTGCCTGGCTCTTGGTTACGACAATGTAACCGCCCTCGCCGACTCTCCAAAATGTCGAAGTGTTGGCATAGAGATACAGGTTCGTTAAATGCGTTCCATTAGCACAAGCCGTATGAAGAGACGCCGCACTCGCATCTGACGGATCCCAGTTTCCGTTAAATTCCAGAGTTCCCGCATCGGGCAAATCAGTGACTTCCTTGACCGCAAACCCCGTGTCCTGAAATGCCGTGGGAGCTTTTACCGTCGCGCTCGATACGCCACTCATTGACCATGATACTTGTTCCGCCACAACTACCGACCCATACATAACCTTCCCGTTTTTTCCGCTGATTTTCATTTTACTTTCCTCCTGTTGAGGGCTTTAGCCCTGTTTGTTGTTAAGCTACCTTGTATTCCTCTTGTATTGCCGCCGATGTTTCAAATATTACTTCCCCATCCGGGGGCAATCCAAGCGCCGTTGAATCCACACGAATGTTTTTAAACCGGTCATAAAGCCGTTTATAGTTATTACAGAACAACTCCGAAGGAACCCAAGTAAAAGGCCGCATACAATAGTGTTCAGCATAGGCATCCACAACAAATGCACTCCCCCCCATTTCCCAAGCCTCCAATACGCAGAGCGTGCCGTAAAGGTCGAAGCCGTCAAACGACTCGTCGAACCTGAACCCCTTTTTCATATTGAAGATCAAACAGCACTCATCAAAACAACAGGCCGGTTGCGGAAACTCATGAAGATGGTGCGTGTTGAAGTCCAATGGAACTCTCATGTCATGAAACTGTCCGGCAATACGCCCTTGCATATCCTTCCCGATGATCCCGCAAACAACCCACGAATCGGGCAGTTTTGCAATTTGATCCTTGAGCTGATCTATCCAACCAGCGCCATAAAACATGTCCTGGTGGCTCAACACGGCCACGTCCGCTCCGTCCTCGCTGATCCTATCAAGCAGTAAGTTTAAGCCTTTTGTCGCGCTTTCCGGGTTCCTGATAAAATGGCATTTGATTGACTTTGGAATCCGTGATTGTTGCAATACCATATTTAATCTTAGTGGATCGTTTACCAGGGCACCAAATAAAATCTTCATTGTCTCGCCTTTCTGCAAAGCGCAACCCCGAGGGGCCGGGGGTGCTTCGTTGACACATATTCCCCGATGAACTCTACGCCCGGATCGGTTTTCAGTTCCCGAACCACCCGCGCCACTCCCCATTCCGGCAGGGCCGAATCATGGAGGATGAGGAACCCGCCGGGCCGGAGCATCGGAAGATAGCTGATCGTATCCAGCTTCACGCCGGGATAAAGGTGATCTCCGTCAATCAAGATGACATCATAAGGAGCAATTTTCGATACTGTTTTAATCACTTCCTCGTCATCAGACCGACCTATGATTTCCTGATACTTAATGCCCTTCAAAATTTCACCCCGGAGCCCGGCCTTGTGGTGTTTATTATCATCAACCAAAACTATCTTTTCAGGATGAAAATAATGATCGATAAGAAACGTAGTTCCCCCTGCTGCTACACCAATTTCGAGATAAGCCTCGATCCGCTCCCCCGATTCAAGAATAGTTAGGATCGCCGGTGCGATTTCGTCCGGTATCTGCTGGCAATGAATCCCGCCCTCATGGGAGCCGCCAAATACGCCGATGTTGTCGGACCCTGCATCGATAATGAACTGCTCTATTTCTTCGATTGCCGGGAGATGTCCCTTTTCCTTTTTCATGCGACTTCCGTCCTTTCTTCTGCTGTGGAGTCCCAGTCTTCGGCAGCCTGTGCTGCTTCGTCGGGCGTCCGTTTTCCGTCAGTGACAAACCACCTTTCATCGTCACCCATCGCTTGCGGCATTTCAACCCACCGATAGGCGACCCACTCCGTCCTTGTTATTTTAGAAAGTTCTTTATCCACTATGACACCTCCGTCACAACTTCGTAATCGGCCGCCCAGTGCTTCACGCTCTGGACACCCTCTCCGACCGTTATCTCTTCCGTCATGGTAGTAAGATTTTGTTCGTGCATCCAAGCCAATGTGTTGCTTGTAATGGTCATGCTGCAATCGTCAAACAGCGCATTCAAATGGCCGTGCATGGTGCTGATTTCGACAGCCGATGGGTTCACGCTGAATAATGAAAACTGAATCAGAGTCTGCCGCCCTTTCTTTGCAAATACGTCATCCGGGGTTGATGCCACAACAAAGTAAACGACGTAAGGGAATTCACATCCCTCGGGGGCCTGATCCAGGTAGATGCGCCCGCCGACATAGGAGCTTAAAGCAGAGTCTGCAAATTTCCCGTATATGGCTGTCAGGATGTCTTTCATGCCGCTTCCTTGCAATACAAATCAAAATATTCGTTTTTCTCTCCAGGGTTGACGATGCTTACGATTGCGAAATACCTGTTGTTAAATTTTAAGCGCCAGGAGCTTTTGAAAACACTTCTGTATCTAATCCGTATCCTGTGGCTTATAATCAGGGTCATCGCGTTCGCCTGATTTCTCTCGTTGCTTGTCGCGTCCCATATCGCAGCCCAAACCGTATCAAGCGTCGTGTAAATAGTTGTAAAGCCCCCCATACCGTCCGAAACTTTTGTGGGGGCCTGAACTTCCACACGCTTGTTTAAGTCGCCTGATCTGATCATGTAATACTCCACAGCTTTTTGGCATATAGCCGGTTATGGACAGCCTTCATGGTTCGTGATTCCGCAGAAACCAACGTGCCAACAATCGGTTCGCCACGGTCTGCATACATGTCCGCCACCATCAACAAAATTGCCTGTTTGATTTTGTTGGGCACATAAGCAGCCGCCTTCCATCCGCAAACAAACTCAATGGTGATCGGGTTCGATGGGTAAAAAGTAACGGAAGGCCAGCTCATGCCATAGGGCAGCACGATCCGGCCAACCTCATCCCCGCCCTGTGTCGCGTCAACATTCGTTTCGACGAGGTAGTCTGTTCCTTCGATCATCGTTGTTTCCGTGCCGTCGCTGTCTTTGTATTTGATGGACGTGACGGATTGCAAATTTCCAAAGGGAAGTTCGATGTAATCCTTTTCCGGCGGGAATTCGTCAAGATAAGCCTTGAAAGTGGCGGTCAATAGCTGCCGTCCGGTGAAGTCCTCCGCGTCGTCAATGGCGCCTTGGAGCTTTTCTGTCAAAAGGTCATCCTCCGCCGTGGTTGCCGCGTTCACAAGAATGGACGTTCCAAACTCACAGGCGGCCAGAAGAACTTTAGAGGCGGTCCTGATCCATTGTTTCGTTCCGGTGTATGCCTTTTTATAATCCGCGTTGTCGTTGGTCGTCGTTACCTGTGTGAAGGCCCCGCCTGTCCAATCGGTATATGGCCCCGCCTGTGCGTCGGCCTCTTGGATTTTCGTGTCGTTCGTTCCCGTGTCCCCGTTGGTTCCGCAATGCAAAAGAACTTCGGCCTGCTTTCCGAGAACGTCAACGCCGGTGCCTAAGTGGGTGTAAAGCCCGCCCGCGCTGATACCTTTTGAGGCATAAGCGAGGCACTGCGTCAATGTCAGGTTGCCGTCAAAGGTGCCACTGTCCAATCTTAAGTGGGCTTTCAGCTCACTTAAACTGACAGGGAGTAAGACGGGCGCTACTGTCTGAACGGTTCTCATACTTCACCCTAAGCGTTGAGGTAATATCCGCCTGCTACCAGCGGACGCCATAAAACGGTTATGTCCGCCACTTTCCCGGCCCCTGCCGATCCGCCGCCGATGGTCAACTGAATTTTCTTCGTTGCCGCCGTTACATTCGGCCCACGGAATACATGGAAGAAATTGCCGGTCAGAGCGGCCTTCGCGCCCGCTACCGCCGAAAGTATCTCAATGGCCGCGTCATCATCGGTTGCAATGCTGATCCCCGTAAATGTCTCCACGGAATGCAGATCATCGGGAACGTGGACAATGACCGCATCAATAAACAGGTTTTGCGCCGTGGCCGTCATTACGTTATAAGCCGCCGCTGCCTGTGCAAGCGAAATCTGCTTATAATTGATGGTCGTTTCCGGCATGTAGCTTTTCGGCACCCACGCATAACCGTTATAGATGAACATGAATCCGGTATTGCATTCAAAGAAGGTATCCCCGGCGCTGCATTCTGCCGTCGGCTTCGTATCGGTTGACAGGCCGATGTAATTCTTTGTCGTTGTTATGAGTTTCTCTGTCATCGCTCTGCCCTCATATTAAGAAGGCGGGGAATCGCACCCCGCCTTTAAGGTGTTTAGGTCGTCGGAATTGCCAAAACAATAATGCTGCATCCGCCCGTGGCGTTACCCACGGCTGCCGTGGTTGTGGCAATAATCTTTTTGGTTGCAAGGTTTGTGAAGGCAAAAGCCAGAACCGTTCCGGCTGCTTCTGTGTCCAGGACGGTTCCCGCCATAGCCTTTTCGATTGTGTCGTCTTCGCCAATTTTAACCGTGGGGAGCGTGCCGGTTCCGATGTCATAAGTTTCATCCACGATGACCAACACTATGACGGCCCGGTCTTTGGTTCCGTGTGCCGCCACAATAGTATCGGTTGCAGCGGAGGTTTTGGTCACGGAAAGAGAACCGCCCAGGCCCGCCGTTAGTAATGCGCCGACTCCCGCACCATTGGCCAGCATCGCATTGGTTACTTTACCCGCTCCGATTGCGGTCACACCGGCGTTTGTCACGGTAACATCGCCCGTCAACGTCTGTTCAGCGCCCGCGCCGCCCGCGCCGCCGATCAGAACTTTCCCGTCAGCGATTGCGGTCATGCCCGCCGTGACTTTCTTTGCGCCTATGGCCGTTACTCCAGCATTCGTGACGGTCACGTCGCCGGTAAGGGTTTGCTCCGCACCAGCTCCACCAGCTCCGCCAATGAGAACCTTGCCGTCTGCAATGGCCGTCATTCCGGCTGTAACTTTTTTGGCTCCTATAGTAACTGACCCGGTGTTTGCTAAGGTAACGTCGCCGGAAACGGTCTGCATGGCCGCCGTGGTGCCGTTGCCAATCAGTATTTTACCGTCGCCTTTTGCATCAAGCGCTGCGCCTTTGTTGGCTGTTCCGAGAATAAGACTGCCGGTAGTCAGTGCCATGTCTCCGACGGCAAGCGCACCATCTACAATGCTGGCCGTTCCGAGGACTTCAAGAGTGCTGCCGGACGGGAGCGACAACTTTCGGTTTGTGGCGTCAAAGGTTGCAATGATGTTTTTGCTCGCATCATAAATAACCCAATTTCCGTCAACGCCCGCCGTGGTGATATTGTTCAGTTCCGCCGCCTGCCCGAATTGAGGGACTAAAAGCGCCATGATAAGGACGGCGACTAAAAAGATTTTTTTCATGATATGCCTCCTGTTTTAATGAGGCGGCCCGTGTTAGCGCCGCCCCTGCTTTGTTAATCGTAAAGCGCCGTCTGCGGAATTTCCGCGTGATAACGCGGTGTCAAATTCGCCCAGGCCGCATAAAGGGTTGTATCCGCGTCTGCAATGTTCAGGCAGATGCAATCATACCCGTCGCCCAGCATGTCCGCGCTGATGGGGATTTTGTAAAGACGGTTTTCCACGGCCTCAATGTTGAACGTATTGGAAGTCGCCACCATCGGGATGAGGATGTCCTCATTCTTTTGAATGCCGTTGGCCACAACGGTTCGCCCGGACGTGGTAAAGGTTACGGTTTCGTTATCAACGAAGGTTGTCCCGTTGTATTCATAGCCGATGATCCGGCTGCCGAGGTCTTTATAAACCACGCCCGCGCCGCCGCCCGCGCCGGTGAAGGCCGCTTCTGCCGATTCAACAACGTCATTGCTGGCCCCGTCATAATCCAGAACAAATCCGGTCTTGAAAAAACGGGTGAAGGCCAGGGCGGTTGCACAACTGGAAACGCTCACGCCCTTTTTAACGGTAACAGCCGCCGCTTTGGTGACTGCGCCGATCATCAAAAACAGATCGGCATGAGAAAAGTTTTTAAGGCTGATAATGTCCGACGCGATTGCCCCATCGTGGCTATAAGCCCAGATCAAGGGAACCGTAACGATGTTTTTATTCTGATCTTGCATTTTAAATTTCCTCCTTATGCAATTTTTTTAAAAATTATGCTCTGCTTGCCAGGGCCACGAACGGGGACACGGTGTTTCCGCCCTTAAACGGGGTAAGCGCCGAACTCCAACGAGGCTGCCCGTCGAAGTAGGAAATGAAGCGATAAAGTTCCTGATCGTATATGAAATCGACGTGGATGCTCATTGCTTCGAGGATGTCGCCCTTGTCGGCGCAAACATACTGACTGAAATCGGCCAGGATGATGTCGCCCACGGTTCCGAGGGTTTCGCACTGTTCGATCTCAATGACCGGAGCGCCTTTGATCCGCATGATTCCCTGTGCATCGTAGGTGACAAAGCGCGGCTCCAGTGCGCCGGTTCCGGCGGTGATGGAAAGCAGATCAAGTTCCGGGCTGCAATCGCGGTTGATGAACCACGCGGGATTTTTGCCACGGAAACGCGACCACATTTTCGACAGGTTGATGGTGTTGATGGTTTTGGCCTTCTGTCCGGTTTCTTTGGCAACCGACACAAGACAACCGGCGTTGAGGATACCCAAAGCCTCGCCCGCGCCCGAGCCACGAATGGACAAGTCCTGGCCCTTGAAGGAAAACTCTTCCGTGAAGAGCTGCCGGACTTCCTGTCCCATGAAGGTGACATTCCGCATCATTTCGCCGGACGCCGGGAAAAGGCCGGTCAACTTTTGCGGCTCAACACGGATTTTCTTCAAGTTCGTTTTGCTGGCCGTGAACTCTCCAAGTTCCTTGTTGGTGTAAACGCGGATTCCGCCGCCGCGTGATCCGGTGACACGGCTGTCTTCGTTAATGCCGATGATTTCGACATACTGCGAGGCAGTCAGTGTCCGCTTTGCCGTGCGGGGCAGAATTTCGGAGTTGTTAAATCCGTTCGTCATAAGCTCAACGGCGGTTTCACCCTGCAAGAAGATACCGCCCTCCGTGGGGACGCCGACTGTCATGCCGCCGGACGTAACAGACCGGCCTTCTTTTTCGAGCTGCTTTTCAAGGCGCTCAACGCTTCTTTTCTGCGACTGTTCAACCCGTGACCGTGCGGCCCGGACTTCGTTGCCGGAAAAGAGATCGGTTTTCGACAGCGTGCGAACGTCGATAAGCTGCTGCCCGAGTGCCGTCGCCGGGGAACCGCGATAAATCGGCGCGTCGGGAATCGTAATGTCCGCGTCGGCGGCAATGGTCAACGCGCCCGTGCCGTCGCCATAAAGTTTCGCCCGCATTTCTTCCTCTGACTTGAAGTCGTCCCATTCTTTCTGGGCCGCTTCGATTTCGGCCTTTAACGACGCTCTTTTTTCCAGTTCCTCAACCGTAAGTGAACGCCCCTCGGCCTCTGCTTTCTTGCGGATGTCTTCCATCGCCTTAAAAGCCTTGTCCATCCTCGCTTGATATTTATTCATTTGACTTGCCTCCTCCTAATTTGATTGACTTAAATAATTGGTCTTCCTCTTCGATAAGTTTCAGCGCGGTCAAGGGATCGGCTGAATCATTCACGCCATTCAAGGGAATGACGGTTTTTCTTTTTTCTTCCATCTTGCGGAGCGCGACGCTGGTATCGTTGAAGGCCGCGAAAACAACCGGCGACACATCAAAGACCTCTTCAATTTCAATGATGGTTCGCTTCGTGACTTTCGGATCGGTGAAATCCCATTCGTCAACGGCAACCGTGAAACCATAAGAAGACTCCCGCACGTCGCCCAATGGATGTCATTAAGTCGCGGGCACCCTGTGTGTCCGGCGGGATGATTTCGTAATAAAGGCCGTTGTCGTCTTCACGCAGGATCAGCGTCCCGGCGCTCTGCCGTCCAAGCGGCAAAGTGTCCGTGTCGTGATTGAACAATGCGCGGGCGTCCGACTTGGATATGGCCTTGTGAAAGGCACCCTTGCGGATGTATTCAATAAATCCCATGTCCTCGGACGGTTTGTCGAAAACAGCGGCATATCCGACAATTTTCTTAGGCGTCCCGTCGTCTGCCGGTAGCGCTCTGATCTCGCTTGCTTTTCTTTTTTCTTTCATCTCGCACCTTCTTTGCGGTTTTCCGCGTTTCGTATCCCGGCATTACTGCCGTTTCGTATTGCCGTTTCACTGTGTCCCGCCTGTGATTGTGTTTAAATGGCTGATAATGTTTCCGGCTAGTGTGACCGTCTCGCTCGCTGCAATTTCCGCCGCCCGCTCCGATTCCCATTCGCTTATTTTTTCTTCCAAACTTCCTGCTTTAATTGCGTCCGAAAGCTCCATTTTTGATGCTTCAACATGGTTTTGCGCGAACTTGGCCGCCTGATTTCTTACGAATTGGTCAAAGTCCGGGCGGTTCCCGTTCAGATTGACGCCGTTGATGTCGGCCTCCATGCCTAGAACGGCCTCGGATAAGCTGATAAAGGCCGGCAAAATCTGCCGTTCAATGTATTCGGGGAGTTGTTTATAAAATTCATCCGCAAACGCTGAAAAATTCCCGTTATGGTTTTTGATTCCCCATCTAAGGCGCTTCGTTTCTTTACGCAGGATTCTTTCCGCTGCGTCGGTGAACACGCGCTGATAAGCCGCCTCGAGGCGCGGGCGGTATAACGACAGGCTTTTTGATTCTTTCTTTGCCTTCACCTGGTCGGGCGGAATCATGTTCGGAGTAACGTCAAGAACGTAGCCGCCTTCAATGGGATTGCGGTTTTCGATTTCCCTGATTTCGTTCGTGGTGAGTATCCGGGCCGACTTTGCGATTGAATAAGCAGTATAACGGCTGGCCTGATCCCCACGTAAAAGCCCTTCAACATTGTGTTCATAAAAATAAAGGCCGCGCTCCGACGGGTCAATCAACGCCGCGTTATAAGCCTGTTCAAGCCGCACCAGCCACGGCCTTAAAGCCTTCGTAACGTAGTCAATGGCCTGTTGTTCTATGTTGGAGAAAGTGGCGTGATCCATTTCGCCATACATGTGCGGCGGAATGCGATAAATCCGGGTGCCGATGTCAATGTTTTGGAATTTCCGGCTTTCAAGGAACTGCGCTTCGTCGTTGCGGACGCTGATCTTTTCGACCTTCATGGCCTCTTCAAGCAACAAGAGCCGATGCGACTTTCCTAATCCGCTTGATGCTTCTGTCAACGAGTTTTGAAGGTTTGTATATGCCGTGGGTGACAGTGTTGAGGGGTGCGAAACAATCACGCCCGGATGCGTGCCGTTTCCGAAATACAGTTCGCCGAACTCTTCAAGCGCCATGCCCAGGCCAATCGCTTCACGACAGGCGGCAATCGGTGAATAGCCGATGATTCCGTCAAATCCGAGGCCGGGAGTATGCAAGACTTGATTCTTTTGCAGCGTGACCGGCTGTATTCCGTTTGGCATTGATATGTTGTAAATGATTTCTTTTTTGCTATTGCGCTTGACCTGAACGCGGTTTGGAGTAATCGGCCAAATGGCCACAGGTCTTTTAATACTCCCTTTTGTGCGCTCAATCTCTGCATAGCCATTGCCCCATGAAACAAGGTGCGCCGCGTATGCCTCACGGAATGTCATTGCAGACATTTCCGGGTTTGGTTGATCGTGCAAAAGGGTGTAGCGGTCATCGGTCCAGGCGCGGTCTTTACCGCCGCCCTTGCGCCGCCTGTAAAGATGCAGAGGCAAAGAAGCGGAGTCTTCGGCCAGGATCTTGATGCAGCACCACACGACGGCAAGCCTTAAAGCGGTTGTTTCCGACACGGCCACGCCTGTTTTAGTCGCCTGTCCGGTGCCGCCGTAAAACGATCCGCCCGGTGAATACCATTTGTCGGCAAGGCCAGCCGTCCCCATCGCCATGCGCTGTTCAATACCGCTGATAATGCCCATTATTTAACCGGCCTCCGCACAAAAACGCCCAAGCCAAGGCAAATAAGGAATGATCCGCAAGCGATGAAAGAAAGCGCCGGGATGACCTGATAAAGCCCGTATCCGGCCAGCACCAAACCGCCGAACACAAAAAAATCCCTAACGTCAAAGGCAGAACAGGCCTTGACAGTAAGGGACTTCATTATTTCCGGCAGTTGTTTTACATTCAACTCATCGCGCCCTCAAAACCGATTCAATTTTCGGCTATATTATGAGGGATGAAATAAAGATTTAATACGGACAAAGACGGACAAAAGCGGTCATTAACGGACAAAAGCGGTCATGTTAGGCGTTGCAGGGCCGTTTCCAGTTATCGGCCTCGGATTTTGTTATCACCGGATGACCGGCAGGATCATATTTTATCGGCAAGGGGCGTTTCTTTTTTTGAGCATAGCGCCGGGCGGTTTTTTCCGACACTCGCAAATAGTCGGCAATCAATCCCCATCGGTCAAGTAGATCGGTCATCCTACTATCACCCCCCTTGTTTCGTAAATTGACTTAGAGCGCCGCGCCTCTGGATTCATGGCCATAAGCGCCGTTGCGTTCAGTGTCGCCATGAGCGGGTCTATTTTCCCCGTTCCACTGGCCTGTTTTGTGATTATAATCGCATTTCCACGCGGTTCAACCCGCGCATTCCCCACGCACCACGTCATGAGCGCCTGCCCGCCGTGGGTGACTGTCTTTTCCGCCACACGCCGTTCCAATGTTTTAATGGCGCCGGATAGGCGCCACCCCTGCGGAATACCGACCACGCGGTCATGCTCAATTCCCCGCGCCTGAACTTCATCCACGATGTCACCAATCCCTACCGGATCAACTCCGATTCGATCAAGCAGACCAGCATTTTCGCATTGCATAACAATGTCCCCGACTTCCTTGATGTCCTGGCCAATTTCTTCCACGATAATTAAATCACCGTCTTTCTGAAAGTCCCTGTACCGCGCCGCCTCTGATTTCCGCCGCTCCAGCGCGATAGGGGTCGCCCACGCCCGAGGCCATAACAGCCAGTCAC